GCATACAAGAAAGTGAGTAAGTAATATGGATTCATTCCTAGGTTCAGTTTGGTTCGCTCTTATGCTCTTTGCAGTAGGCTACATTGCTGGTTCTGTCGTACCAGTAAGCAAGCTTCCTGAGCTTTTTAAGAAGAAGTGAACAAAGAACTAATCAACGAATTAAATAAAAGGCTGCTTGATTGTCTTATGGAAGATCTCTATGATGACACTAAGCGAACACCCGGTTTGTATACTATTATTCGTGGTGTCATAAACGACAATAGAGAAGCTTTAGATGGAATTCCTTCTTCTTCATTAGATACTTTAGAAGAAGCTATGAAATCTAAAATGCCTTTTAAATTTAAATCTTCGTCAATCTAACCTATTGGGAGAGAAATCTCCCTTTAGGTTTTACTTACTGAAAGGAACCTATATGGTTTGTAAGTATATCACACTAAGCCCTATTACAGCTTATGGAAAAGGTTGTAGATGTCTTCGCTGTTGTTTAGCAAAAAAGAAACAAAACAAAAAAGACTATAAGGCAGAGTACCACAAACAGTATATTCATGCAAATAAAGAAAAGAAAAAACAGTACATTGAAAAAAGACGAGAAGAAAAAAGAGAATATATCAATCAAGTAAGAAAAAAATGCTTTGATTGTGGATGGGCGGTTGAGCCTAATATTTTAGAGTTTCACCATGTAATTTTAGCTGAAGACAATATTAAATTAGGTAGTTTACTTTCTTACAATTCCATAAAAAGAATAGAACAAGAATTAAGTAAGGGTGTCTTTCTTTGTCCTAATTGTCATAAATTAAGGCACTATAATAAAACAACCAATAAAGTAGACACTACTAATAGAGAATTAAGATAGCCTTTCAGTAATGGCCCTAGAATGCCCTAGGAACGATTCTTCGTTCTAGATGGGTATAGACCCTCTTTAAACTAAGAAACCGATCCTAGGGCATCCTAGCGGCTTTAGAAAGGAATTTGATAACATGAAGCCACCCCCAGAGGTCATAGACGACTTCCGTAATCACCTATACTTTTGCTTCAAATACTTGGGACTAGGGGAACCTACTCCACTCCAGTACGCCATAGCCCATAGGCTGCAGGACGGTCCTAGCGACCACATCCTACAGGCAGGGCGAGGTGCTGGCAAGAGTGTAATTACGGCTTGCTATGTTTCGTGGATTCTCCTACGGAATCCCAATACTACAGTACTTGTACTTTCTGCTACGGCTGACAAGGCCATCAAGTTCGTGTCGCAGACCAGATCAATCTTGACTCTGGTTCCCTACATGAAGACCCTTGAGCCACAGGAGTTTGACAAGGACAGTGCATTCGGATTTAATGTAAACAACAGAACTAAATTCACTCAGGATCTATCCGTTACCGCCAGAGGCATTACCTCCCAGATCACAGGTCTACACGCAGACAAGATCATTGGCGATGACATTGAGATTCCTGAGAACTCAGACAGCCCACAGGCCAGAGAGAAACTCTGGGAGAGATGTCTTGAGCTTGAGAATGTAAAGAACAAAGAAGATGATTCTTCTATTCGATTCCTAGGTACGCCACAATCCAAGGACTCCGTATACAACAAACTAGGTGGCATATACAAGATTATCAAGTTCCCCGCAGTAATGCCAGACTTGGATAATGCAGAGGATGTTGAAGATGTTGATACCTATGTGTTGCAATTGGGCTTGGAGCCGGGTTGTTCGACTCAGCCAGAAAGATTCTCAGATGAAAAGCTTGCTGAACTTGAAGCAAAGATTGGTCCTACAAACTTTGAACTCCACTATAAACTCAAAACGACTTCAGCAGACAACAAGAAGTATCCGCTCAGGCTTCAAGACCTGATTGTTATTGATGTTGATCCAGAAGTATTCCCCGTAAAGGTAGTCCATGCAAAGAGCGTGGTCAACAGACGGGTATCCTCGTTTGGCATGAAAGGAGATCTGGTCTATGAGCCAATGCACATTGAACCTAAGTTTGTCCCGTACTCACAGACCGTTCTCTTCATCGACCCATCTGGTCGTGGCGCGGATGAAACTGCGATATGCGTTGCGTCATTCGCTCATGGTTATGTTGTCATCCATGAACTCCTTGGCATTCAGGGCGGATATGACACGCCAACATTGAAGCAAATCTGTAAGTTAATCAATCAGTACGATATCAGTCTAGTTCGATATGAGTCTAACTACGGTGATGGCATGTTCGGAAAGATCCTTGCACCAGTAGTAATGCAGAACTGTGGTCAGGTAGCCATTGAAGAATTTAAGGTATCTGGTCAAAAGGAAGTACGCATAATCAATACCCTTGAGCCTATCATGTCTCAACATAGACTTGTAATAGATACTCAGGTATTGCTTAACAAAGATAATCAAATTCAGATTACCAGAATGCAGGAAAAGCGTGGAGCACTGAAGCACGATGACCGTGTGGATGTCCTCGCTGCTGCTGTGTCTTACTGGACTGATGCCTTGGCAATCGACCCAGATAAGGAAATGATTGTCAGGCAAGAAGAAGATTACAAGAACAAAGTAAAAGAATGGATGAGCAACAAGAGATCCCTAGGTATTCTAGGTGATAGAATCTCTGGTGCTGTCCTACTAAATGGAAAAGAACCAAAAGAAAAGAAGTTTGGTAAATCCATACTAAGGAGAAAACGATAATGGCTTTTGACCCAGTTTCAACAGGTGTAATGGGTGGTTTATCGCTTGCTCAGGGAATCTTTGGTGCATTCAGTGCATCAAGCCAAGCCAAAGCTCAGGCTATGGCTGCAGAAATCCAGCAGCGTAATGCAAACTTTCAGGCACAGTGGCAAAAGGAAGCGCAAGATAGAAACACAATGCGCCAGTTCCAAGCCAATCTTGAAAGAAATATTCAAATAGAAAAAGCAGCCAACAAAGAAAGAGCGATGGCTGAGCTTTATTTAGATAAGACTTTTTCAAATCAAAAGAGTACCCTTAGCAAGCAGACCGCACAGGTCAATGCTCAGTTTTTGGCAGCAACCACAGGACGAGGAATGAACCCAACTAGTGGTACAGCCCGAGCCTTGTTCCGTCAGAACATTGAGTCGCTTGGAAATAATATGGTGGCTCTAAAGTTAAATCATAGAAGTGCATATCAGGATATTGTAACTCAGCAGCAAGCAAGACTCTCTCAGCGAGCGTCATCTATTGCACCAGATCTTGGTGTCTTTATCCCAGCTAAGGGTGGTATTCCAGATAACTCCAGTGCTGCTTTGACAACCGGACTTATTCAGGCTGGTCTACAGGGAGTTGCAACTGGAGTTAATACTTATCTTGCTTATGGTCAGCAACCAAACCCAAGCCAAGGAGGAGGAAACTCTTCATCTCCTATGCCTTTCTCTGAAAGAGCTGGAGGTGGAGATACTATGGGAAGCGGTTATTCTGGTCCTTATTCTGGTAGAGGCGGAAATTCACTCCCAGCTTATACAGGAATAAGTAGTGCATCTTTTTCTGGTATTCAAACTTTTCAATTTTAAACGGAGGTAGTTAATGGCTAAGAAAGATCTTATGTCTTCTTTGCAGAAGATTGCTTCTGAATCTATAACCGGAACAGTAATACCGGAAGCAAAAGAACAAGAATTAATTGATACTCAAGATGTTGCAAAGATTAAGCAGATTGCTGAAGTTGCAAATCGAATGTATCCAAATAACCCAGCTAACCGTTTTAATTACTGGAAAAAGAATGTCAATATAGATGGCATGTCTAATAGTGCTAGAAATGAATACTGGAAGACATATCAAAACATTCACCCAAGAGGTTTAGATGGTGCTAAGTCTGATTTTGTAAATGTAACTCTAAACGAAATTAATCTAATTAATGGTGTTTCAAATAAAGAGTTTTTCTTACGAGATCGTCTTGATAACTCACCATCATGGGCTAAGGAAGTACTTGAACCAGAACTTGCAAAGCTATCAACAACTGTTGCAAATGCTAATTTAAGTAAGGCAAGTCAAGTTTATAGCAAGAGTTTACAAGAAAAAGTTAATACCTTTATTCTTCAGAATGAACTAGATCCAGATGTGTCTGTGGAACAGCACACAGCTGACTTCGTAAGACTAGAGCAACTAAATTTGTTTGATGTTGCGAATGTTGTCAATGGTCGCATTGGAATCTACGGACAAAACAACCAGTTCGTTCCGGGTTTTGCTGTGGAAAACAGACAGCAAGTATTTCCAAAGGATCAATTCGGTGCTCCTTCGTTTGCTGAGCAAGTATTAGTTCGTGACAATGCAATCAATCCAATTAAACAAGCAGTCGATATGAAGCTTGCGGCACAACGCTCAGCTATTTCAATGCAAGAGCGACAATCCGCAATGGAAGCCACAAAGCTTCTTGAGCAAGGCTTCTATACGATTGATCGCTGGGGAGAGGCATTTTCAATCAATGCCGAAAGCAGTCCTAAAGACCAGATCATTCGTGGTCTTAAGGGAGAGATTGCCAGCAAAAGAATCACTAATGAACAAGAACTTGCTGAAAGTATTTACACAGCAATGACAAAGTATCCAACAATGTTCGGAGATTTAAATGGCACAACGGAATAATCAAATGCAGCGTGGATTAGATCCACTACAGCAAACAATATTTGAAACAGGCCCACAGGCTGGATTCACTCCACCAGAAGTTGCCAATGTTTATCAAGAAGGTCAGACACAGTTTGCTCAGCAGCAGATTGGTGTTGAAGCTGCTAACATTGATTGGTACACTCTTGGTCAGAATGCTTCTCAGCTTGCAGCACAGACTTACGAAAATGTACTAGACTATCTTATTGCATCTAAAAGAAATGGTGTAGATGAATTAAAAAGCAAGTATCAAAGTACTTTGGATGATTATTATCTCCAGCAAAGTACTGAACTTTATAACGCAGACAAAGAAAAAAGACCACCAAACTCTAAAGTAATCAATGATTTGGTAACACGAATCAAAGAAACTAAGGATGCTTTTAAGAAAGATGCTATTAAAGTATTAGGTAATGATGGCTACTTTGCAGAAGATTTGGATGTACCAAGCTTGGGACTTAAATACCAAGAGCTAGCTGTAACATCCAGAAACTCTCTGCGAGACATTGATAGGTTTGCAAATAAACTTCTTTATGAGACACAGAGAGTTGTAAATGGTCTTGTTAAAGAAGAAGAAGGATATAATGCATGGAAGAATGGAGCGGGCGTTAGAGATCCTAAGATTCAATCCCAAGTTTTTATGGGAGTCTTGCCTTTACCTTCTCATCCAGAGAATCCAGAAATTCCTATTATTGGTTTTGAAAAGGATATGTCTGGAAATTGGGTTCCACTTTCAATTACCAATCCAATGACAGGAGAACAGAATTATCCTGTAATTCAAAGAACAGATGGTAAGTGGTATTTCAGACCTGAGCATATTGACGCTTTAAAATCAGCAGATGATTTCAAAACACTAATAGATGTTGATCAATATTCTTACGGTGCATACAGTGCTGTAATCAACGCTACAGGTGAAATGACTGCAGATATGGAAAAGCTTGCCAAAAATGTTGTAGAAACCGAACAACCAAATGTTGGAGCAGCTGCCTATATTGCTACTCTTCTTGCTGGTGTTCCAGATCATCTTGCTGATAATGCAATAGATCGTATTGATGGTCTTGATGAAGAGCAGAAGATCAAGCTATCTATGATGCGTATGCATGTCAAGAATGGTTTTGAAATCCAGCAGCTTCCGCAAATCACAGGTCTTAAGAGAGATCTACTTAAGTCTACTTATGGTAGAGTGCAGAAACTAAAAGCAGGAACTACAATTTATAATGTAGCAGAAAACGAACAAGAAGTAAAAAAGTTCGGAGAACTGACTTCAATTGTTGCTGCTATTATGCAAGAGTTTGGTTCTCCTCTTGATGAAGATGCCTTATCTTTTGAAGCTACTGGTCAAAATCTAATTGATGAAACACCAGAGATGTCTGCTTCTGCATTGCTCACACAGAATCCTCAGCTTGTTCCGATGGTTGCTAGAATTGCTGCAACACTAGATGCAAACGAAAATCTGTATAGAGATAATCCAGAGCAAAAAGTAGAAGACATGAAGAAACTATTAAAGGAACATATCAAAAGAGAGGGTTATTTGGTAATGCCAAATGATGCTACAGGTATTCCTAATATTCTGTATGCGCCTAATCTAATGTACTTTAATGGCGCAAGAGATACCCTGCTAAGCCCACAAAAGCTTGCTGGTTTGCCAGAAGAAAAGCGAGAAAGACTGATAGCTGATCCTAAAGAGCAAAACAAGGCTCTTGCCAATGCTCACTTGTTTAGCACAAATTGGACAGGCAATATTGGAGGAGAAAACCTAGAAGATATTACTCTTCGTTTTGCCAAGCAAATAAGCCCTAAGCTTGATACAGAAGTATTTACAGCTTTAGTTAATGGGGCTGTCTATACCAAGCGAGATGACAAAGGAGCTAGAGTTCGTAGCCCCATGCCATTGATAGAGCTATTGCGGCTAACCGTTGCCGCAACTCCAACAGCAATGGAAAAGCGTGGATTAGCTCCAAGCATTAGTGAAGAAACGCGACCTTCTTTCGATGATCGCTTGGCATTCGCTAAAAAGATTTATGATGATCTTCCTGTAATGTCAGAGCAAGGAGCTATTCCTTGGCTAAAAGCAGATTTAGACATCACACAGCAAAACTATAACTTTGTAGGTACACCAAGGGGTGGCCTTCCTATTAAATTCCTTGAGATCAAGGGAGTATCGGGAGTCGATTACAAGGATGTTATGACTGTTCGTGGCTCTAGAGAACTTGGTGCTATTACCCCAAGAACAAATGATGGGATGCCTTTGATCTTTATTCCATCTCAAACAGATAGATCTGGAGATGTAGCTAAAGAGTTTAAGGATGGCTTGAATAGATACTTAGAAGCAGAGCAAGGCGATTACAATATTGCACCTGTCTCTTATGATGTAGAGTCTGTTCCAAACACTGGACCAATGACTCCAGCAGAGGTCTTTAGCCAAGTAAATGAATCATACTTACCAGCTAGAGCCGCTATTTTAGTAAATGTTGATGAGCCACTTTCATCTTTTGAAAAGGCTCTTACATTCTTTACCCAAAACAATACAGCATTCCACGATATTGTTAAGTCAGACCCTGAGTTGACAGATGTTCAGAAGCTAGCTTGGGAAGTTGCTATTACCCCAGATGGTAAGCAAATCTATAATAAAAACAAAGCACTGTTCACAGAAGAAAACCTCAAGATTCTTTATGACAAGGCTGTAGCAAATGGAGCTAAGACTCATGTTGATTTCATGGGTTATATCTTCAATGCAATGAAGGTCTATGGCGATAATAAGGAACTTGTTGGTGGTCGGCTGACAGGCATAGAATATGTAACCAAGTCAACAGCAGAAGACTTCCTAGGAAAAGAAGGAAAAAAAGCGGGTATTGTTCTTTATGAACCAACTAGCCCAGCTTTTTATGATGGCGTATTTGACCGTCTAAGCCAAGGTTATAACCTATACAAAAAAGATGGTCAATTCTACATGTTTACACCAGATAAAGCAACTAAGGATTTTACCTTGGTTATTGATTCTTCTAAGCCACAGGAAGTGATTGAATCTGAAGTTGGTAAGTTTAAGGCTAAGCAGGATAGAGTCAACAAGGCTAAGCAGATGTTCTTTACTGGCAAGAAGATGCCAAGTTCTAAGGGCATTGCTGAACTAGCCAGACCTTCCACAATCTCTGCGGAAAAGATCGACAGCTTCCATAAAGATTTTATGAAGTACTCTTATGATAATGATCTGCAGGAGTTTACTGACTTCCGCTTTATTGATTGGCCACAGATTTATGCAGAGCATGGTAAGTTTCCATTCAAGCCAGCCGAAGTTCCAGAACAATACTTCTTACCCGGACACTCTTCAAGCCTTAGTCGGCGTGGTAGAGTAGCTCTTGAAACATTGCGT